ATGTTCAACGCATCAGCGAACTTGATGCGGTTCTGCGTCGCCCGCGTGACCTTGATGAGCGGCGTGTTCCCGCTCGCGTGCGTCGCCGAGGTGTGCAGCGCCCCGAACGGGGCCGAGGAGTTCGACCCGTTGATCGTGATGTCGAAGTTGAACTGGTTCATCAGTTCGCCCCCGACCAACTGCACGAGCGCCGGCTCGAGGTCGCCGGTCATGTCATCCTCGTACTCCTCGTCGGCCACCTGCGCGATCGCGGCGTACTTGTACGCCGTGATGAGGCGTTGGGCAAACGCCGGCTCGCGCGTGTCCTTGAGCGAGCCTTCGCCGATGATGCCGACGGCGCTGATGCCGGACAGCGGACGCGTGATCTCGCTGTTGTCCTGCACGGCGTAGGGGATCCGCTTTGTGCGACCGCGCATCGTGTACATGCGCGCCCGCTGCAGGAGGCCGGGAATCGTGTTATCGATGCGGAAGATCGACATCTCCTGCTCGAGCGGGAGCAGGAACTCGCCACCGGACGCGTCGCTCGCCGTGCCGACGATCGTTCGCGTCAACTCCTGCGCCATCTTGAGGCACGCGGCCTGCTTGCCGGTGAGATTGCGAAGCGCGGTCTTGTCGCCCCGCGCCGCGCGCGCGTAGGCCATCGTGCCACCGAAGGCGGCACGCACGGCGTCGTGAAACACCTTGAGTTTGTCCTGGTGCCGGGCCGGCGCCTGCGCGGCCTGGTCGGGTGACGGGATCTGGACGAGGTCAGTCGGCTCGCCACCCTGGCGCTCGATTTCCCCTTCCGGTGTCTGGCCGGCGAGGAACTGCGCGCGGGTCGTGAGCGCGTCGAACTCCTTCTTCTTCGCGTCGAACTCCTCGGCGGACAGTGGCTTCGTCACGTCCTCAATATCGGCCATGACGGCGCGCGCCCTCGCCCGCAGCTCATTCGCTGCGCGGGACTTGCTGATGTTCGGTTCCATGTTAGTAGAGTCTCTGGAAGGCAACGCGACACCACGCGAGGCGGGCGTCGGGCGCTGCCAGGTCGGGCCGCGCACCTTCGGACGGTGCGGGCTGGCTATCTGCCGGGTCGGCGTCGCTATCGGTCGCAGCGGGAGCCCCGCTGGCCGCGTCGCTATCCGGGGTCGGAGCGTCGCCGGGAAGGTCCGCACGCACCGCGGTAACGCGCGTGCCTGGGACCGATGACATTGACGTAATGCTAATTTCGCCGAGCGGCACTTCGCGGATCCGCTCGCAGGCCTCGCCGTCGATGACCGCGCGCGTTGTCTCGGGCAGGAACAGCATCCCGATGGACACGCCCGTCTCCGACCCGGTCGCGGCAATCGCGCGCAGGTACTCATGCGCCGCCCGACCGGCCTCGGTGTCGAAGATGTCGGCGCGGAAGATTGCGCCGTGTGCCCCGTCGTCGAGCACGCGATCCACGACCGAGCGCACGACGCCGATATGGAGGTGTGTATCGTACATCCCGCCATTCATCGGCATGTCGCCGTGGTCCAAGAACAGGCGCACCTTGCCGGCCTTCACGCGCTCCCGCACCGTGCGCTCGAGGCAGCCGCGGGCGAACGTGGTGCCGAACGTGTCGATCACGTCGTAGACGAGCGCGATCCCTTCGACCTGGCCGACGACTCCAGCCGGCAGGGCCTCGGTCTCGGCACGCGTCACGATCGCGAGCGTCGTCGCGCGGTGGATCCGGGGGCGTTCGAGAGTGGCTGGCATTATGTCGCTCCGGCCTCTAGGTCCGAGTAAAGCAGCGTGCAGCGGCAGTTGACCGTCTCCTCGGCCGGGCCGGCCGGGTCGTGCGGGTAGCGCAGGCCGTTGCCGAACGCCGCGCCGATGTCCACGCGCTGGCCGTTTAAGGCGGCGTGCGTCTCCCGGACGCGGTCGTCGCCCTGCGTGAGCCACTCTTTCGAGCGCATCACGTTCGAGCTGCGCGCGGCCTCGAAGGCGCCGGCGTTGAGCGCGCCCACGGTCTCGGTGCGCGCGATCGTGACCGCGCGCGCGGCGCTGATTTCGCCGAACGTCGTCTCCTGAATCCGCTTTGCGATCTCGCGCACGCTCAAGCCCTCGGTGCGACCGGCGAGGACGGCCTCGCGGATCGCGTCGCGCGTCGTCTCGGTGACGTGCGTCACCAGGTCCGCGGCCCGCTGCCGGATGACCGCCTGCGCGCGCGGGTGCTCGAGCGTGAAGCTGATACCAACGCGCGCCGCGACGTCGCTCGCCCCGACCTGGACTGTCTGCCCGATGAGCTTCACGTACCGCGTGAGCCAGGCGCGATGATAGGCGGCCCCAGGCGCATACGCGGCCCCGATGCGCGCGAGCGCGGCCTGGACGTAGGGGTCGGTCAGGAGGTCGGCTGCGACGCCGAGCGACAGCAAGAGCCTGGCGACGTCCTCGCCTTCGGCCCGGAACAGCGCGAGAGCGGTGCGTTCATACGGCCCCTCTTGCCGGCGCGCGGTCTCGTCGAAGCTCCGCCAGAGGCGGTCGGCCTCCTCGGGGCTCAAGCCTAACGCGCGCGCGAGGCCAGCGTAGCCGCCCGCGCGGCCGAACGCGCCCGCCGGCGCGGCCCCGTCCGCTGGCGGCGGCGGGTTCGTCGTCGCCTCGAGCAGCGCGGCCTGCATCGCCTGCGCGTTCGCAGCGGCGTCACCGACCGTCATCCCGCCAGGGAGCGTATGCGTCGGGTCCATCTCCGCCGGCAGCCCCACGGCGTCGCGCGCCTCCTCGACCGTGCGAATCTTCCCGGCCACCTCGGAGACGACGCGCGCCGACGTCTGCGTCACGTCCTCGGTGATCGCGGCGATGTACTCCTCGCTGAATCGGCAGTACACCTCGCCATACTCCGGCGTGAGCACGTGGTTAATCTCGTCCTCGATACAGCGCATCACCGGGTACACCGCCTGCTGAATAAGCCGGTGACGCGCCTCGCGGAATTGCGTGCCCGAGAGCCCGCCGTCGCTCGTACCGGACGAGACGCCGACCATCCGGCGGTCGACCGCGAAGGCAACGCAGATATCCTCGCGCGTGACCGCGCGGAGGTCCGGGAACTCCAACTCGGCCAAGTTGAAGCCGAGCGGTTTGATGTCGAGGACGCCGGCCATGAACGAGGCACCGCCCCGGCCGCCGCGTTCGACCCACCGCTCCTGCCACCGCTGGCGACCGGCCTCGAGTTCCTCCGGGGTCACGGAGCCGTCGACCATGACGGCCACGCCTGGCGTGCCGTGATTCGTGACGACCTGGCGCACGTACTCACTCGCCTCCGAGTCGGCCAGGATCGACCGCAAGGCCGCCGCCCCGCGCGGGTAGCCAAAGATACCATCGGTCGAGTCGAGGTCGCGGAAGTGGACCATGTCCTCGGCCGACGTCCCGGTGTGAACGGTGCCCTGGACGTCGCGCCAATCGTAGGTCGCAATCAGGTCGGTCGCGGGGTCGAGCCATACGTACTGCACCTGCGCCGGCGGCACGATGCGAATAGACCGCGGCAGCCCGCGGCGCCCGTTGCGCTCGAGTACCCAGAATGCGTTGCCGTAGGTGAGGAAGTGCTGCGCCGTGCGCGCCTTGAGGCGGTATTCGGACGGCCCGCCCTGCTCGCCCCGGAACAGCGCCAGCGCCTCGTGGTTCGGCAGCACGACCGCGGCACCCGTGCCGTCGCGCCGGTACATCTCGAGCGGGACGGCGGCGACGAGGTCCGTGATCGCGCGCACGCAGGCGGCGACGACCGGGTGCCGCTCCCACCCGCGGAGGCGGACCTCCTCGCCCGTGCCCTGGAAGTCCGACGGCGTCTGGCCGCGCGCGATCGTCCACCCGACGGTCGAGGTCGTCGTGACGCCACGCGTGAGCGTGTCCGGAGTCGTGCGGAGCCAGCCCCGCAGCGTCGCGAGCAGCGAGGGGCGGACTGGCACGAGGGCGGTGCTCATGCGACGAGGAAGCGCGGCCGCGGCGCGGAGCGCGCCTGGACGGCCAGCGCGAGCGCGCAGACGCCGTCATCGTGCAGGCCGTCGGGCGCGGTGTAGCGCACGCCTGCTTTCGTGTACTCGTAGGTAAACGCCTCCAACTCGGCGACGAGCGCACCGTCGGGGAACAAGACGCGCCGCTGTTGGATCGCTGCGGCGAGTCCCTCCATGAGCTGCTGCTTCGACTGGCTCGAGAACTTGAACCCCTCGACGAGGCTCCCGCACCGCGCCTGGAGTTGTTCGACGATCGGATCCCCGACGCCGGTTGAGTCAATCAGCGCCCGCGTCTGCAGCGTCGCCGCCAAGCGCTCGAGCGTCGCGCCCCATTGGCCCTGCCAGCGCTCGGAGCGGCAGACGGTGCCCGAGCCGTCAAGCGCGATCGCCCAGGTCCAGTCAGCAGACTTCGCGAGGTCGACGCCCCACACGCTCGGCGCGGCGCTCGAGAGCGTGGGCACGATACAGGCGCGAATCGCGGCGAGGCCGAACGGGTTCCCGCCATCGTCGGCCGGGATCCCGAGGTACTCTTGCTCGAACACCGACGGCGGCATGTCGCGCCGGGCGGCATCGACTTCGGCCGGCGAGATGACCGGATTCTCCACCGTGCCGAAGCGCCACGACACCCAATCCGACTCACCCTGTTGGCCTTTCGCATACAGCCGGTGGAAATAGTTGTGCCCCTTCGGCGTGCCGAAGAACCACGCATCGCCGCGATAGTCGGTGAGCGTCGGTCGGATAGCCCCGTTCCAGGCCGCCTCGAGGTCGCGCACGATACCGGCTTCGTCGATGATGACGCGGGCATACTTGCGCCCGCGCGCCGGGTCGGGCGTGTCGAGCGACCAGCACTCGATGACGCCGCCGGTGAGCAGGACGATGCGGCGTTCCTGCTCGTCCTTCGACGTGCGGATGTCCTCGGTGCCGGCGACGATTTCGCGCCAGGCGTCGGCGAGAATCTTGTAGGTCGGCGCGAACCAGCCGACCGGCTTCCCGTCCAGCGCGCAGTCAATCGCGAGGTCAACGCCTAACGTGGTTTTGCCGCTGCGGCGCCCGCACTCGAGCACGTTGAACCGTCGGCGCCCATCAACGACCCGTTGCTGCGCGGGATGCAGCTCGGGGCGAACCAGCACGATCTCAGTCGCTGACACGCGCGCGCGTAGGTTCGCGGATCACGCGGATGGCGTCGCGACCCTCGGTGTCGGTCTCGGTGACGGTCGTGCCGAGGCCGTACTTGCCGAGGAGGTCAATCGCCTTCAGGCGATCAGAGGTCGTCGCCTTCGGCGACTTCGCGATGCGGCGCAGTTCGGGCACGAGGTCGGCGAAGTCCTCGCGAGCTAAGGCGCGGATCGCCGACGGCGGACGGCCAGGCCCTGCATGAATCGGGCCTCCGCGGCGGAGTTTCCCGCCGTTCCGGCCTGGCATGAAAACGACGTTTGGTACGACGTTACCGGCGCCGTTCGTGTCGCTCATGCGGCCGATTCGGTGCGCCGGCGTTGGGCCTGGCGGGCGGAATAGAGGCGCATGGCGCGGCGCTGTTCACGCGGGTCCGGGGCGTAGTGACGGGCCTCGAGTTCGAGCCTGGCCTCGGCGATGAGTTTGGCGAGGACGTCGGACGGTGTCACGAATTGTGGGCCGATTGTGAAAAGGCCCCGCGCGTTATGCTCGGGGCCTTCTGGTGCGGTAGCGGGGCGGGATATGGTGCGTCTCCGGGTGTTGGGACTCGGTCGCGTAGTGTGAGACTATCCGTCAAGCGGTTGGCGCGCAAGTGGGGCGTCGCGCATTCCGAGGCAGCACACGCAAATGGCGACGGAGGGCTAACTCATCCTCGCCTGTGAACCTCTGTGAACCTTGTGAACCTCTCTTCGTAAAACCGTCCTCCCGCGCGCACATATGCGAAGAGTTGAAAAAAGGTTCACGGATATTCACAGGTTCACGGCCGTTGCCGTTTCCGTTCGATTCGGGGCTCTCTTCGGAGCCGTCGCACCTCGGCGGCGAGTTCGTCGATCAGGTGCAGTCCATCCGCAACGCTTCGTCGGTGTGCAAGCCGCCAACTGTCTCGCTCATCCCGCAGCCGTCGCACCTCGGCGACGAGTTCGTCGATCAGGTGCAGAACGTCCGAGTCGGTAATGCTGTGCGCGGTCAGGTGCGGGACCTTGCTCGCTTCCGCGAGCAGCGCGTCGAGGTCGGGTGTTGGATCGGGGTTAGGCATGGGGCGGCCCCCAGACAATGCCGGTGCCAGTGCAGGCAACGCACGAATAGTGTTTCATGCTATTGTCACTCCATGTCGGTTGATCGCCTGCGATGTGCGGCGGGATACTGACCCGCGTGGTGCCGTTGCAGACAGGGCACTTGAAAGGCATCTGGAATGTTGATGATCGCACTCCCGGACACGCGGTCGTGTCGTGTACCGTTCCGCAGATTCCACAGAACCAGCTCATCGTCCTGCCCTCGTTAGGGTTGCCTTACCAGTCCGCCGGAACCCGCGCGCGGCCCACAGCGTGACGAACAGCCAGCCGAGCGCGCGCCCGTGCGACCGTGAATGCCGAAGGGCGGTCAGTACGTGCGACAGTTCCTCGACGCCGCCGCAGCCGGCGACGCCGTTCGTGCGATACTCGCGGTCCAGGAGGTCGAACTGCTGTTGAGTCAGTTTTCCATCAGCCGCCTTGAGTTCCCATTCGATCCCGCAGCCCAGGACGTGATACCGGCGGTCGGCCTGGCCGGCGGAGGCGAGGACGCGCTGCGGCTGAGAGCGGACGGTGACCTCGCCGAGCATGGAGCGGACGAGCGAATCGCATTGCGCGGCGACGGCCGACTCGGGAACCCCCTGAGCGGTCAGCACTTAGGCCACCCCTTGACAACTAGGGCCACTGGCCCTATACTTCTCTCCGTCAGGGCAGTCCAGCCCGACACGATCCGGAGAGAGACCATGACGAGAACTGCCGAGATGGCCTATCACATAGCCGGAGCAGGCTACTCGACTACCGAGTACCCCGACCCGCGGAGCTATGACTGGCTCGGACTGCTGTATGAGTGCTACCGCACCGTCGACCCGGCTGTGCTGGACCGGACGCATGGGGAGGCGTGGCATAGGCTGTGCGAGGGCGTCCACCGGGAGCTGCGGAGGCTGGAGCAGCATGTCTGACCGCACGCTGATCGCCGCGGCGATGGCGAG